GGGCTTCTTCTGTTGGCTTGGACTTGGGCTTTCCGCTAAGTAGGCCAATGAGCCACTGCCAAATGCCCTTGATTGCCTTGACATCTGCAAGGACACCTTCAACTGTCTTCTTAGCACCTTCAAGTTCCATTCGCCCCTCATGGAGCATTGCACAGCCTTGCTTAATAAAGCCAACTGCACCTTGCGCCAACATGAGGAGAGAAAAAGGATCAATGGGTTACTCCACAATTTCGTAATCAGAAGGGTTATACATTTCAGGTTTAATTGCAGGCTCAGGCTGTTGCTGACCTACAACTCCACCTACCGCAATACCTCTGCGAACCAATGTATGCGCTACGCCACCAAATAAATCACCTGCAAGTTTGGTAGCCCTTTGGCTAACATCCTGTGGGTCAACATTGCCAATCTTTTTAAAGGCTTGATTTACTTTCATAACCGCATCTGGATCAGTCAGGAATCGAGCAAGTTCTTCTTTAGTTGTGTTGTCAATCTGATTTACATAGAAACGACTTAATAAGTTAACGCCTTTATAGGTCATACCTGCCACACGATCACGCAACACAGAAACTAAACCAGCAGGAGAAACGCCTGTTTGTTCTTCAAAGCCTGTGCGTTGAACAGTTTTTAATGGGGTATTAACAAACAACTTGTTTTCTAGTTTTCCAGCGGTTTCTGCCAAATCACTCAAAACCTTGTAATACTGACCACCAAACAACTTATCGTAAGCAACTTGGTTTTCTTGGATGTATTGGATTGGATTATTAGAATTTAATGCGTCATCCACCAACTTAGCCCTCAATGTGTTAATGGCTGGTTGATTACGACCCGCACCGCCTGGAGACATAAACTGCCTACGGAAATCAGGGCTTCTAATAAAGTCAGCGGCAACACCATCCAAACCAGATGTGTTAAATCTCTGCATTATCTTGGCACTATCTTGAGCATCCTGAACCTTTTTGAGGTCATTTAGTTTCCCAATAGTTGCGGTCAACTCAAGGCCATCACCAGAGATGTTTTGCAATGATTGCCTTACTTCTGGAACGGCACTTAATGTGTCTTTGTTAACTTCAATATATCTAGCAAGTTTTTTAGGGTCTAGGATGCCATCTTTCACCACGCCATATCGAGTTGCATCAGCAAAGAAAGCATCTTGTACAAGGTTTAACCCGTCATTGCGGTCAACACTTGCCAAATAGTCGGTTAAAGCCGTTCTATTCTTTGTGATTGCAGGGATTGATTGCTCAACAAAGTCTTTGTATTTAACATCTTGAACTGTTTTAGCACCATAGGGTATGCCAACTCTAGCCAAATATTCTTTGTCAACTGCCTTGTACGCATCACCAAGATTACCAGGCATATTATCAATCACCTGCCCAACTTGTTTCTTCAACTCAAGCAATGTTGGCAATTGAACCGCATCAGCCTTACGAATAGAGTCATTTACAGCCCGTTTAAGACTATCTAGGTCTTTCATTGAGGCTTCAGGAAACTCTCTTGATGCAGGGAGCATTGGTTGACCAGTATTGGGATCAACAATCATGCTTGGCTCAGAGACAGTAGGTCTAAATTTAGCCTTAATCAATGGATAAAGCGTAGGAAAACGTTTGAAAATGTCATCGTTTTGTTCCTGATTGACAAAATCATAGAGTCTTCCAGTTTCTTCTGATGAAACTTTATAGCCTTTATCTTCTGCGGCAGAGATTACGCTATCGTATTTGGTAGATAGGTCTTTGCGAACAGTAGTTTCTTTAGCGGCAACTAAGTTACGGAGTTTGTCGCCAATCTCTTGATAGTTAGCCCTTTCAAACGCCAAGCCCATATCAGCAAGTTGTTCATCAACAGTACGGATACGTTGCTCTATCTTTGGCGCTACTTTTGTAGGCGCACCCAAAGCATTAGCCATTTTTGCCTCAGAAATAGAACCAAACATCTTTCCTTGTCTTGCGGCAAGTTGTGATGCGGCTTCTTGCTCTAATTGAGCATACTTTGCTTGGAAGTTCAAGTCCCTAGCCGACAAACTACGGGCAGTTTGCATCAATACATTAGAGCCTTCAGCGGCGGCTAACAAAGGTATTTTTACGCCTGTGGATGCTTGTAATTCTGCGGCACGAAGTAAGTTTGCCTTTAAGTTTGGGTCTGCCGTATAAGCAGAAGCAATCATCAAAGCGGCCTTTTGATCACCAAACTCTTTAAGCAATCCATTTAGTTTTTCAGGATTAAGTGATTTGGCGGCAGTTACTTGATTTAAGCCTGTTTCTACCAATACGGCAGGGTTTAAAAACCCACCAATTAGTGAGCCAATTGTTCTTCCACCCTCTGTCCCTGTATATGCCTCTCCTGCTTGTCCTCCCAATTCGGCAGAAACAGCCGATGCTGAAGGAGTTAACGCAGTTGTCAATCGAGAACCGCCTGGAACTAAATAGTTGTAAGGATTTAATCCTTCTTCCAAACCAGCCCCAACAAGACTTGTAAAAAGCCCTTGTTTTGGCAATGCCTGTGTAGTCATACCTAATGACTGACGCACCTTATTGGCGGCATCTGTTATTTCTTCTGCGGTAGGTGTTGCGGCAGGAGTTCCCATAGCCAAAGGAGCAAATCCTGTTGCGGCGGTTGCGAACCCCATGCCTGGGCCAGCGGCGGCACTAATTGGCGCACCAAGACCACGCAATGCTCGTTGTCCAAGATACTGACCCGTTGTCATTGGAGGCGTTTCCGCATCCGTTACAACTTCATAGTCATCAGGGTTATATGTAGTTGCCATGTTTACTCCGCAGGTACAAGTTTTCCGCCACGCACAATTTCAATCTTTCCAGTTTTCTTATTACGCAACTTAGTTCCTTCAGGAGGAAGTGATGCTTGCGCTTTGATTGGCAAATCAGGAGCAATAAACTTAGATGTTTTTTCTGGTAATTTCTCAGCGTCAGCACGACCTTTATAGTCTTTCTGAATAACGGAATACTTGTCAGTTGCATCACCTCTGAGTTGGCTAACCAAAGATAGTGCTTCTTCACGTTGACCTTGGGTATATTTTCCTTCAAAGAATTGAGACAAAGTACCAGCCAATCGCTGTCCAAGATCACCATAGTTAGATAATTCAGCAACATCCTTATTAGAAATATTGTTATCTCCAGCAACTTTAGCAAATTGCTTTTTGGCAATAATGTCACCAAGGGATGTGTTGCTTTTTAACAGTCTTTCTATTTTGTCTGCCGCCAATATTGCGGTTGTTAGTGGCTTTGTTTCAGCAGTGAAGTTATTACGCAAGTTAGATTCTTTGTCAACAGTAGACAGCCCAACATTAACAGTTGTGCCTTTACCTTGAATTTCAGCCTTAATTGCTTGTTCAACTTCTTTTACTTTAGGATCATTTGCGCCCAATTGGTCAACCAATGAATCTCTGTATGCTTGAAGTTTTGCTATTGCTGGTTGTCCACCTTGACCACCACGCTGTAAAGCAGAAAGTTCGTCTGTATACAGTTGTATAGCATTTTTAACTTCAGGTGATTGCTCTGCCATTTTTAATTGGCGTATAGATTGTTGTAGTTGAGCCTCACGTTGCGCTCTCATTCCTTCTGGGCCAACGCTTGCCGCACGACCTTCACGCAAGTTCTTTGTAATTTGTGATTCTCTTAACTCAAGTTCGCTACCCTTTTGCAAAGCAATCTGTGCGCCTTGAGGGTCATTTTTAGCAAGAAGTTCTTTAGCAAGGCTTTTGAAACCTTGTGGGGTAGATAAATCAAATTGTTGACCTAACTCTGCTCTTTGGCTCATTAACCTCATTACAGGGTCTTGTGCGCCCAATGCGCCACCAACAATATTACCAAGACCTCTTCCACCAATGTACGCCATTGCATTAGTGCGCTCATAGGGGTCAAGTTGAGCAAACTCAATTGCTTGCTTGCGTGTCTGCTCTTGCCTGTTTTGTTCGTATATCTCAGGAGATACGCCAAACAAATTAGCCATTATTGAATCTTGTGCCATGATTATTCCTTATTCAAATCCAGAGTTTCCACTGCCATATAAAGACGCTTGTTGTTGCTGAAACTGTTGTGGTGTATATTGAGAAGGAGATTCCCACCAATTCTTTATTTGACCTTGCAAGTATTGGTTAGTTTGTTTTCCAAAGTCGCTCCCTGAAACGCTACTCAAAGCAGTTGCCAAAGGACTTAGAGCATTAGCAGACTGCATTGTTTTGGCCGCACCTAATCCCCCCTCAAGTAAGAATTTTCCAACATTAGCACCTGAAGATGCAGATCGACCACCCAATGCCGCACTAATATCTAGTGGAGACTGACCCATTTGTTCAATAGTTCCACCCAAGCCCAAAGTTGTTTGGAATGGTGACAATGCGCCAACTTGACCAGCCTGATACTGACCAAGCAATCCTGCGCCAGTACCAAATAATCCAGCACCATAAGCAGTTTGTTGTTGACCAGCCGCTTGTGCTTGTGTAGCCAACTGTGCATCTTGTTGTGCTAGAGCGTTGTAATAGGCTTCCAATTCTGGGTTACTTGCGCCCAATCCTTCTGCTCCACTTGGACGCAATCCTGTTCCACCTACTGACAAGCCACCACGACCTGTTTGGAATAGTTGGTTTTGCAACTGTGCATACTGTCGTTCACGGCTAGGCGCAAGCAAGTTCTGTTGCTGTTCAATATACTTCTGAGCCGCCTCTTGAGGAGACTGAGACAAATATTGTTGCCCAAGGTTAAACAGTCCAGTAGCCGCACCCTGTAATGGCGCATATTGCTGTTGAGACATCAAGCCTTGTTGTAACTGCTGTCCAGTTAACGCTTGTAGTTGGTCTTGATAGGCTCGTAACTCAGGAGATACATCATATCCTGCGCCAATCAGATTACCTTGTGCATCTGTTTGGAAATTGCTTGATCCATATCTAGTAGTTACGCCAACAGGCCGAAATCTAGCCGCATCTGCCGCTAATCGTGCAGACTCCAGTTGAGCGTTTGCGGCAGTATTCGCCGCACTCTTTGTGGCTTGACCTTGTACAAGCGACCCTGCAAATGCGAATGGCATATCAAATCTCCTTTGCTACCGCTACATGAGTAGCATTAAAACCAAGTTTCTTATAAAACATATCTAACGATTCTTTTAGGTTATAACTTGCAACCAAACTCTTACAGTTATTCTTTTTAGCCATTTGCTCAACAAGTTTAAACATCTTCATTCCTATTCCTTGACCTCTGTATTCTGGTTTTAAAAAGAACATATCAACTTGACAGCAAGTCTCATCGTAGTATGGGCTTTTGTAAAACAAGTAAAACGCATATCCAATTGTCTTTTCATCATCTTTGGCTATCACCACACGAAAGTTACCAATTACTTGTCTATCAAACATTGGCTTTTTGTTCTTGAAATACTCCCAATGCTCCAACGCAATCTCGTCAAAGTTCTCAATGTCATCCAATGTTCCATCAATGACTTGTATAACTTCTTCTGCAATCATGCTGTGCGCTTCCACATATAGACAGTTATGTACGGCTGATAGTTAGCATTTGTGCCACTAGAGCCTTCTGTCGATATGCTTGTTGTAGATGAAATACTAGCGGTGGCTGTTGCAGTTGTTGATGGTCTACCAAAGTTCAGGTTATTACCACCTGCTAATTGCTCACTACCGCCATTAGAAATAAAGCCACTACCAACAGTAGAGCCGTGACTGTGACCTGAATCCGTTGATGTTGTTGTAGCCGTGTGTGTATGGCTCACAACAATAGCATTTGCACTACCGCCAGTTTCTTCTGCGCTGTCAAACAAAGCATTGCTAGAGTCAAAGCCAACAGGAACACGCCCTGCACCAAATGCTGTCCAAGTGCCAAAGCCAAGAAGAGTGCCTGGGTTTGTGCTGACAGTCGCATTTGTATAGATTGATCCGACAGGGTAAAGCAAAGCAATTGCCGCCTGAACAAACGCAGTAGTTGCCAACAAAGTAGTGTTATTTCCAGCACTTTGAGTCGTTGCAATCGTGCCTGTTGGCAATGTAGGCGTACCAGTAAAGGTAGGAGAAGTTAAATCTGCCTTAGTCGCAACAGCCGTAGCAATGTTGTTGAACTCTGTGTCAATCTCAGTACCCTTGACAATCTTTAAAGCATTGCCAGAAGATAGGTTGTCTTTAGTAGCAAAGTTTGTGCTTTTGGTGTAATCACTCATGATATTTTCCCTTGTTTAGCCTGTATCTCAATCTTTTGAATTGACAATGGTGTTCCATTTATGTCTGATTCATAACCAGTTTGGACAATCTTTCCAGAACCTGTTGCAGATACAACAAGCGTTTGTAAAGCCACACCATCGTTGTATTCAGCAATAGTCGTAGCATTTGCACCATACTCAGCAATCCCATAGTAGGACTCGCCCTGAGTAGGAATCGTATCGTTGTCTGATAAGTAGTTGGTCTTAAAGTCAAAGCCCCACTTGAATGTCACAGTTTGATTTGTTCCACCAATCACCACAATCGACAACTTCTTCAAGATAGAAGTTCTATTCTGATCACCTAAATCAGCATGGTTTGTGTAATACAGCATCCGATAAGAAGATGCGTAATCCTGATAGGTGTTATACAAGCCAATATAGCCATTCTTGCCAATGTAGAGACTTCCATCTCTGCGAGACAAGAACGCTGTTGGCTGAATAGAATCCCAAGTGGTTACCCTTGACGCACCATTTGGCAATATGCCCTTTGTATCGAAGCAATACACAGCACCAATGCTAGGCGTAGTCAACAAGTAAAACGCCTCACGCTCAGAATAAACAGACTTAATGTTGGCTAATGTCTCACCAGCAATCACGCTAGTTAAGTCATTACGAATGTTCTTAGACAAGTCCCTCTCAGGAGCAGACTTTTCTTGAATCGTTCTCATCAATGAACGAACACCTGAGTTAGACAAGAACAACACATCTGTGCTTGTGGTCTGAATACTATCTCTAGCAATACAGCCAATACCTTCAACTGTGTCGCTCAAGGTCATCGAGGAAGGCGTAGTCGCACCTGAGTAAACCAAGATTTGACGCTTACCAAAGATGAATAAGAAGCCGTTATGAGCCGCTAAACCCGTAATCTGGTCAGCACCATTCACCCAAACATTGTTGACATTCAAAGAACCAGATGTTCCTGTTGACCAAACATGACCTGCAATCAAGTCACTAAAGTAAACAGTAGCATTGTTAGAGGTAG